GTATTCTCAAGCCGAAGTCATCGACCAACATTGAAATTAGATAAGATGTTCCAGCAGAGATCCAACCACAGATAAAGAAATTAGCGATTGTATAATCAAATGTAAATAGTTCTGTTTGACTGTTAATGCAAAATAAAAATGCCCCAACCCAGAACCCCATACAAAGAGGGCAATAGAATAAAAGCGTCCACATCTTGTTTGGGTCTTTGTTTGGTCGGATGGGTTCGAATATCTTTCCATATATAAGAATAAACGTTAAGCCATAAGCGGCTAATATAAAATTTAACAATTCAACTCCATTATTCGCTCGGCTCTTTTGCTATTTGACTTGCGTAAGCATCGTTAAAACCAGTTGAGCCTCTATCTGATAACTGTCCTTCTAACCATTTCATGTCCTTTCCAGACTTTAAATATCTTATATTTAGTAAATGGTTTCTTAATAAACTTTTATAAGACTGTTCGGCTTGACCTGTATCTTGTTTCTCAAAGGAATAATCTGTTGCTAGCTTGGAAGTGTCGCCACCAAACCCAGCATCGCAGTCATCATTCGGATCATCAGGGGTACTGTTGTTGTAATCGAACTTCGAGTTACCTTTGTCGGTTTCTCTTTTATTATATTCACCAGAAGCCTCTATCTTGTTCCAGACTTTCTCTTTAGCGACATCAGTAGTTCCAACAAAGTGATCCGATGTTACTCCGAAACCTTTGTCCTTTGCTATTGCAAATAGCATATCATACATCATTTTTGAAAAACCTTTTCCTCTCGCTTGCTCTTCAACATAAACTCCACTCACTTGATAAGTTTTTGGAACACAGGGTTCTCCTGTTTCGTCATAGCCCATGTATCCAACAATATACATTCCGTTATCCACAATTGATGGCATCATGTGATATAAGACAATCTCTCCATAATCTCTACCATCATCATGATATAAAGATAGTGGACCAAACTTGTCCGGTTGATAATCGTATAAAGGACTTTCGGTTAAGAACTTTCTCCAGCTTTCCATTATAAGTTTCATTAGTTAGAATACCTTCCATACATATAGGGTGCAAACATTCCGTGTTGCATGATAGAGCCTTTTTCGTCTGCGTGTGGAACTTCTCCTAATTCTGTTGAGTTTTCACCATCAGGCTTTACTATGGCATCATCCATTTGCTCGTCATGGCCTTTTGTAGCTTCAATATATGGAGCCTCATCTCTCATCCATTCAGATATTTGAAAGACAGTTGTTTTTATCACGTCGCGCTCTGAGACTTCGTGGATTTTTCCCTCGAGAGAACCATAGACATTACCGCCTTGGATTGAATCAAACTCAATGACGCCCATTCGTCTCAAATGCTCCATTAGGCGAGACTCTGCTCCGTACACAACTTCGGACATCAAATCCTTTGCAAATGCAACAATCTTCTTCTTCTCGGTCATAACAACGATATCGATATCTTTGTGGTCAAAAATCATCAGATCTCCATTCAAGGCTTTCCTCATATTTAATGCAAAGTCAATACGTTTTTTATTTGAGTTTTTGATCTCAACGCTTATGCTTGGTTTGACTTTGACGTTAATGGTTCTATCAATATCTACTGTGACGATGTCTTCCGGTGGTAATATTTTAACTTTCATTTTTGTTGATCTCCGCGATTAGGTCTTGGATATAAAACACATCCTTGACCATGCTTTCGGTTATTGGTTGTCTTGAAAAGTCTTCTAGTTTCTCTTTAACCTTGAGAAGCTTGTCTCCATAATTGGTTTCGGAGAGAGTTTGTATTTTACCCTTAAGTCTTCCAAGTTCTTCATTCATAAAAGTTTTCAGTCCCAAACCATTGTCCGAGAACGATGTTATGTAGTTTGTCAATAAACCTCTCTGTTCATCTCTAAGTGTATGTTGGTATGTCTCGTTGAACTTGTTTATGAAAGTATTATAAGTCAAGCTATCAAGGGTTTTCATTTCTTCGCTTTTAAGAGCCGTAGGTTGAGAAATAACAAGGGTCTTTACTCTATCCTCTATCAATAGTCTGGTCTTAGGTTTAGAGCCTTTAGAATAGAAATACGAGCCAACTGTAGCTATGTTTTTATAGTTAGGTATAAAGTTTGCAAAAACGTTTGAAGAAACAGATTCGTTTATCTGCTTGATCAGTTGAGTTTGAGAATTGAATATTTCCTTTCTGTCAAGTTCATTCCAGTCCTTTCTAACTTCGATCATGAAGCGAGTTGCAAATTCTTCGGAAAGACTTTGAGTCTCAAGTAGTTGTTTATATTGTTGTAAGTCATTATACAACGGAGATCCCTTTGAGAAGTTATTCTTTAGAATCTCGACTACTGTTTTCTTTGTGGTTTCGTCCTTTCGTACGATTGCCTTCGTCATTTCTTTTATAAGACATTCGTAAAGAAAAGCGGTATTTCTTTTCTTATTGTGTTTCATCTTCATTCTCCTTTTTGAATAAACCTTCTAACAATACTTCGACATCACGAGAGACAGCAAATAACCTGTCTTCATCTTTGTCCATTTGTTCATACATAGTATTTAGGCTTCCATAGCCATAAGCTCCTTGGAACTTCGTTCTTTTTGTGGTACCATGTTCTCCACCTCTTGCTACGTTCTTTAAATGCTTTGTCACTCCACCTTTCTTAGTTGTTGGTGGTTTTACGATTGGATCATCACGTTTGGCGGGTGGAGGTTCGGCGAGGAGATCAGTATCACCCCCTTCATCACCGCCGGTTTCCCCAGCAATGTCCTCACCTTCCCCTCCGAGATCAAGGTCACCTCCAAGGTCACCTTCGGCTCCACCGAGGTCTCCAAGACCACCGGCGAGACCGCCGCCTCCAGCATCACCTTCGGCTGCTTCTCCACCTGCGGTGGCAGCTTCCAGTTTAGCAGAATACTTCTTATCAAAAAACATTTCTCGTTGATTACGTAGGAACTCGTCCTCTGACATTCCGAGAAGATTCTCGGCAATCCAACGTTTTGAGAAGTAGCCCTCAGTAGCTGCTGCTGCAATGTCAAACTTTTGTTTCCAATGTTCAAGCTCTTGTAACTCTGCAATCTTCGAAGGATTATTGAGATGTAATTTAAAAGATAACAAATCATCTTCTCTGTATCCGAGTGTGTACAAGTGTATGATCCCAATCTTTTCAAGCTCAGAGATCATAACTCTTTGGAGTCTCTGAATGGTTCTTGCAAATCTAATGTCTTTTTGTGCAAGTGTGGTCTTATCCTCTGTAGCTCCTTCTCCCATTGTAAGGTAGGATTGAGGTACTTTGAGAGCAGAGAATAATTTATCTCTGAGGTATTTAACATCGTCGATACCACCGTTAAAAGCAGCACCGGGAAGAGATGTGATATCTGTACTAGACGTACCTCCACGAATCGGAATATAAAAGTCTTCTTCAACAGACATGGGATTGTACCTAAGATCAACTTTACCAGTTTTTGGATCAACAACTTGATGACGTTTCATTTGGGTCATTACTTTTTGCATATATTGCTCAACTTCTTGAGGAGGAATACCGCCAACGTCAATTTTGAAGACACGACGTTCGGGTGCGCGAACAATACGATAAGCCATCATAGCATCTTCTAATAGAATAAGCTGTCGATAGATTCTTCTAGATGCTTCCAAGACAGATGTTCCATATGGAGCATGCTTGTCATTGCCAAGTATACGAAAATGAGCAACTTGCCAATTTTCAAGTGTTAATGCAGCTGAGTTCCATTGGTATTGGACATAGTTTGGATTGGTTTGGTCTTCTCCCTCAAGTCTTTCAATTTCTTGTGGAGGTAAACCAATTGCTGCGCGTATTCCCATTTGCTCTTCAATATCTAAATACAAGAAGAAATCTCCATATTTACACATTGTGCGACACCAACCAAACAGATTATGCTCGATATTTAAAACATTGTGATACAAATTTTCAAGTATATGTTTGATCTCTTCGTTAGCACATTTGATTCTAAGCATGGGTCTAATATCTGTGTGTGTTGTCATCTCATCAGCATAAATATCTAATGACGAAGCTATCTCTGGTACATATTCCATTTCATCAAAGTCAACATACCTTTCAGTCCTGTTTCTATTTGATATCATGTTTAATGTAACATTGTTTATTGGGTTGTATTCCCACTTCTTAAATTGCTTTCCAGATGCTGACTTGAAGCGATTGGAGTACATGTCCAAGTCTCTTCTTTTGAGCTGCCTTCCGGTTTGAGTCCTTCTCTGTGTAATAGGACCAGAGAATAATCTTGTAAGTGCCTTAAACAAATCTGATTGTGGATTATAGGGCGACTTTTTGTTATATTTTGCCATAGGTTAACCTTTTTGTAGTAAATAGTTATATTATACCATAAAGTAAGAGGTTTGTCAACTCATCCCTTGAAAATCCAAGCAAATTCTGTTGCCGTGCTTATCTCTTTCTCGTACTTCTTTTCAAATTCTTTACTATACTCTTTCATACCGGGGATCGCTGTGTTCATAGTTCTGCCTGTTGAGTACATGGCATCCACCATAGCTTTCTTATACAAAACCTCTTTCTCAGACACTTCCAGTGCTGTATCTCTAACCCAACATGCAATAGCTAAAGACATTATCAAATCGTCATGATAGCTTCTCATTGCTTGGGGCTTTCCATTATTCCAAATAAATGTTTTTGTCTCCGAGAATAAACGCTGAGACTTTGGTTTTACCAATTTGTTCCTGATATATTCTTCGAGCTTTGCTACAATCAAGGGCCTTGTTTTTGTTGACGTTGTGAAACCCATAACAGCATTTGAACTATATTCTCCTGTTAGAGCATCAACATATTCGTGTGTTCCCTTTATTGAATAATACAAGTTAGGGTACTCCAAGTCTCGCAACTTTTCACAAACAGAGATTCCAATACCAACATTTTCAACAACCAAAAGACATCCGCCATATTCTTTTCCTGCGTCGTTTAAGATGCGAGCAAAATGATCTAGTGTTGGTTTACCTTGGTATTCAGCAACAGCTTCCATCGTGTCTGTTCTCATTATGTGAAAGACGGAACTATCAGCACCATCGCCTCGAGCGACGTCTGCTACGAGAAGATAAGGTACTCCTTCTTGGTATGTCTCCCAAATCCACATATTACGATCCCAGCCTGTTCTGTATTCTGGTTCGCAAACTTGCTGATGTATCCATGAGATATCATCTGGGTGTATCACAGTCTCTCCAGATGTATTGAAGTTACATTCAAGCTCCTGAGCTATTTGTCTCCGAGACATGTTTTTTGTCTCTTTCTCGAACCAAGCTTGATCCCGTTCAGGATGAACATCCCATGGTAATGAAACAGGGTGGAACTCGTTGTCACCGTTCTCTGAGTCTACATAAGTTCTGTGGAACCAGTTCCCAACACCCATAGGCGTCGAT